GGGCTTCCTGACGGCGAAACGCTCGGGCTTCCACCAGGACTTACACTAGGGCTTACTGATGGTGACACAGAAGGAGAGACACTAGGACTCACACTTGGACTAACCGACGGCGATACTGAAGGGCTTCCGGACTCTGATACAGATGGAGACCCTGAAAGACTTACGCTTGGCGAACCACTTGGGGATACGCTAGGGCTTCCTGACGGCGAAGCACTTGGGCTTCCTGAAGGGCTAGCACTCGGACTCACGCTCGGGCTTCCACTAGGACTTACAGAAGGTGAAACTGATGGCGACACAGACTCTGATACACTAGGACTTACCGAAGGTGAAACTGATGGCGACGCAGACTCTGATACACTAGGACTTACAGAAGGGCTAGCTGAAGGCGACACGCTAGGAGAAGAACTAGGCTCTCTCTTATACGTAACCTCAGCATACATCGCATAGACTATGTTTTCTTGTCCTAAACCAGCTCCTGGCCCTCCTGAGTCTAGATCAACTTGCAGAGCATTTATCTGTGTTAGATTCCAACTTAATCCAGAGAAAGTGTATGAATACCAGTTCTGACCAGAGGAATTGGTCATTATATATTGTTTTCCTTGCCAGCTAGAACCATCGTAAATATCTACCTGAACATCTCCTTGCTCAGTGCTTCCATAAACCCAAATCTTAATAGCTGTAATCTCATATGCGCTAGACATATTCTCCATAGTAAAGATATCAGAACTATTACCTGCCGTGACATCTTTAATATAATTACTAGTATTTGGGGTTGTTGGTTGCCTAACAGCGTCATCTATATCATCATAATGTGTTCCTGAAGCTGGCTCATCCCACTCTATTGTTGCAGTATCTCCATCTGGGTCTAAATAAGCTGTTTCAGTTAAGAATACAGAAGGTGATGCAGAAGGCGAAACGCTTGGGGAACCTGACGGACTAGCGCTTGGGGATACAGACGGAGAAAGAGAAGGAGAGCTACTTGGAGAGACCGAGGGTGACCCGCTAGGAGAAACACTAGGTGAAACACTAGGGCTAACACTTGGAGAAACGCTCGGGCTTACGGACGGTGAGCTTGCCGTTATATTCCAATAATCTGTTTGCAAAGTTGTTGTTGCCGGCATAGAGGGACTTGCGCTAGGCGATACGCTAGGACTTCCCGACGGAGACTCGCTTGGACTCGCTGAAGGGCTAGCTGAAGGCGACCCTGAGTCAGAATATGTTACAACAACTTTTGTATAATATAAATAACTATCATGGTAACTAGTCGGTTGATGTGATTGTATTAAATAATAAATTTCTCCAGAAGCATTAATATAGTCTCCTATATTAGAAGATAAATTGTACGTATGTGTCTCCTCAGAATTATAACTAGAATGTGTACACTCTACTCCCGAATCAATCCAAGCTGATGTAGTATCTTTCCAAAGATATAGCCTCATGTTTGGAGATGATTTACCGTCATCACTAGCTATAAACGTAAACTCTATGTTTGTTATATTCGCTGGCGTCTCAGCAATATCTATCATTATCCTATGTCCGCCATAATCCTCTGACGCCATTCTTCCGGAAGAATTATTGGTTGATACATTGTTCTCTTCCGCAGATGTATAACCTGTTTCGTTATACGATAAGGCTAGCGTATCTGGTGGTCTTTCAGTATCACCCCCATACCAAGCATCTGCTCCTGAACTATTTGGATAATAGGTTGTTGTAGCCATTAAGTGTTCCTTACTTCTGTAGCTTTTGTTATAACTGCATCACAATCATAAGAATATTTATAACATAACGTTTTATATTCTTTTCTTAATCTTTCTTTATGAGTATAAACTGAAACTAGTCCTAGGGTCTCGCTAGCATCATCTCTGATAAAACTAACCACCTCTTTATAACCATTCTTTTTTATCCTAGAAGTTAGTTCTTTCACTAGATAATGAAAAACTTTCCTTGCATCATCCTGAGAGATTGCTCTAGAGACGCAAAGCATAGTAATCTTGTTTTTATGATATCTCCCAAAGCCAACAATAACGCCATTGTTCTCAGCTAAGACATATTCTTGGTTCCCCTGGACATCCTTATTTATATGTTCCTCCTTAAGCTTATATTCGTTACTAACACAATTCCCAGAGACATCAACGCAAGCATTTTGTATAGATATTATGTCTGTTTTATCAGTTGTCTTATAATTTCTTGTAGTTATACTCATTTTTCCCTTTATGTATTTTGTTGGTACACCCTGCAAGATATTACAGAGTTAATATCTTTATAATTTGTTAAATCTGGTATACTTCCCGTAAGAACAAAATCTGTATTCACAGCCGATGAATTGTCACTATCAACATTCTCCCAAGCGGGCGTATCTCTATTATATATCTGAAGATAGACTGTTGATAAAGATGGCAAAGAATTTGTTTGCCCTTCCCAATGTAAAGTACAAGAAGAGAGGCCTCCCACATAATCTTTAAACTGATGTATTGCATATTCTCCAGTGGCAGATTGACTCACTCTAGTATCATTGCTAGCTCCTACATCCGTATAATTTTGCCCAGTGTAGCTATTCTCAAGGTCAGCATCATCTGCTGGTAAAGATGCGTAATCCCCCTTAGTGTATGCTTGATATCCTTCAGAAGGCGATGCTGACGGGGACACACTAGGGCTAGAAGATGGCGACACGGAAGGACTTCCCGACGGAGAAACGCTAGGGCTTACTGATGGGCTTGCTGACTCCGAAACGCTTGGGCTAGATGATGGTGAAACACTTGGAGACCCACTAGGAGACACAGAAGGTGATACAGACGGCGATGCGCTTTCTGATACAGAAGGACTTCCCGACGGAGAAACGCTTGGGCTTACACTTGGAGATGCACTAGCACTTGTTGTAGTTAACTCCGCAAACTCAATAGCATCTATATATCCGGCACCACCACTTGTGGCACCCCCCCCATAAGACTGTATCGCATAAACATATCTATAAGCATCTGTTGTTGTTGTTACAGTTAGCGTATCAGCTAAAGTATGATACTGATCAGAGTAAAGCTTAGCAGTTAACGTTGTGCTACTTCTTTCCAACTCAACCCAGTAAGTTGTATAAGAAGGATTGCCTCCTGTATAGTCTAACCCTCCACTTCCTGAGCCTATCTCATGATCAACCAGAAAGAAACCTAAGCTATTATCCCGATCACATCCGAAAGCAATCCCATCATTAGCAGTGTCACAATCTTGCGCTGTTCCAACAGTACTATCTGACATAGCAAATAACATAACGGTGTTGCTGCTATTAATACTCTCTGTCCTAACTTTAAATCTTATCTTATAATCTCCTGTAACATACCCTGCCCCATAATCTTTATAACAGTAGGCTTCTTCATCGCCTTCTAGGTTCGCAAAGCTAACCTTTGTATTAGGAGCTGATTCTTTTGTGATATCTGCCGAATCTGCCCCTGAAACTGTGAAATCGTTATACGTATCTTCTAACGGAAGAACTGTCGCGGCTACTGGGACTGTAATTGTATCTGTTTTTCCTGAATTAGGAGAGGCGCTAAAAAGGTTGCCTTTATAAACAACAAACTCGTCCATGTGTCCGTCAAAGAAATAGTTACTACCACTTTGATATGACCCAATGTTCATCTGCCCAGAGATTGTATTAGTTGAAGTATCTTGCGTATAAGCTACTTGGTCTCCGTCAATATAAATACCATACTCATCTCCAACCTTAATAAAAGCTACGTGAACCAGACTGCCTGTCCCAATATCTGCGGAAGAATCATAGCATTGTAAAACCATGCTCCCGCCAGAATACAGTCTCCAATCAGGAGCATTCGTTGACCCAGTGTTAACAGTACGTGCAAAATGTCTATTGCTTGTTGACCCGTCATTCTGTTCGTATATGTATCTTGTAGCTTGGACATCTGGGTCTATCCACGCATGGATTGTCCAATCATCTGTTGTATTTGCAAACACATCCCAATCACCACTGTCTGCGATATCTATATCGTCACTATTCCCATCTAACAATAAAGCAGCAGAACCCCATTTCTTATTTGCAGTATCCAACTGAGCGGTACCGTTCAGATCAGGGTCATGGTGGCCAGTAGCGTCATACGTTGATGTCGCTCCATCTGTCCCATCAAAATGTAATACTAATTTATATTCGTGTGCAGCCATTAGCTAATTGTCCTTATTGTTTTGTCAAAACTCTTATACGTAACCTCTTTGCCATCTGAATTCTTATGTACTACTGTTGGTTTGTTGAAATCAACATAGATGAAATCCGTACACTGTTCGCCATCCTCATGTTTATTCTTACAAACATAAGCTTCAAGAACCATATCTAGCGGTTCATTCCCTGTAGGCTTATACCAATCTGCTTTTGTTGTTTCAATAAGATTCAAAAAAGCAAGCACAGCATCTTCGCTATCGGCATAACCTGAAAATCTAACTTCATATTTCATTCTAGACTCCTTGTGCCTTTTGTATAAAACAAATATTATAATAAAAATGCATTGCTTTTATTTCACAAGCAATGTTCATCCTGTCTATTAGTTCTTTTAACACATTCATTGTTGTATTCTTTATTCTATCCCGACGGTAATTCCCATACAAATCTTCAATCACATAAAACCCGTTTTCGTTCAGATTCTCCCACATCATTAGTAAAGATGCTTGCATTTGTCCTGGCTTATGCCCTCCGTCATCAATAATCACATCAAACTTGCCATGAGGCATCACTTTCTCTTTCATGAACTTCTCATCTTCTTGTCTTCCCATAAAAACTTTAGCTTTCTTAGGAGTTAACTCTTTCCACTTATCAGTAATATCAACGCCATATATTTGTCCTTTAGGAAAAGCTCTCTGCCACAAATCTAATGAAGCGCCACGAAAAACTCCAATCTCTAACAACTTAATTTTATTATCTCTCAAATGTCCTAGGTGCCTATCATACAGAGGTGTATACTGGTGAACCCAATACTTATCTGTTGCTTTCTCTCTCAAATCTATATATTGCTTCATTGCAATTCCATTAATTGAATTGTCTGGTCTTAAATCCTTATTGGGATATAATTTAATAAACATCTCCCTGCTTTCAAATACCCTACAAGGCACTTTCTTATAACCCAACTCTCTCATTATAGTAATTCTCCGCCATCCCCTATGTATAACTAAATTCCCATCGGCTTGCCACATATCTATCGGATTTCTGACACCTTCTTTCTTAATGCTATGTACTAAACTTATTAAATCTCTCATTAACCATATTGTTTTCTTGTGTCCATTCCCATGACTCCGCACTGTCTTATAATAAGAAAACTCTTGCAATTGTTCATCTGTGAACTCTTCGCCTTTCAGTACCCTCCTGATAAACGGAGGCATAGTTTCAACTCGTCTAATAGCTCTCTCAATTGGTCTACGTCTATCACGATACTCAATAATATTCTCCCATAGCTCATCCATATCAAAGATTATACTTTTAATATGGCTATGCTGACGTAACCTTTTCCTATTTGTCAATTTATCCATCCAATAATCTACCTTTCCCCAAGGGGCAAGCTCTTTTCTTGGGTTAGCGTCCTTGCCGAAATACTTTCTACCTACAACACTCTTATCGTGGCAAATAACAAGATTAGGGTTAGGAGCCTCAAACGTCTCCCATTCAAATTCAGGAATGCCTAGCTCCTTATCAAACACTCCCATTTCACCACAATATTTATCGTATATCTTAGGCAATTTATTCCGTTCTTCCAAATTCTTAATTAAGTCCTCTCTTTTAGCAATACATTGGCTAAGAATAGGTCTTTTGCGATAAGAGTATAATGCTTCATCTAAATGCAACATCCACCTATTCAAGTTATATCCAAACGATTTCTCAGGTCTAAACTGAAAATGCTCTTTTGTATACAAACAATCATCTTCACATAGAGCTACATATTTTGTTCTAGCTTCATACGCTGCTGTTAATACTTGCCTATAAACATTCTGAATAGAATACTTCTTAGGAACTACAATATTCTTACCCAAATCCATTGGCTCTTGCGAGACACTAACAATTGGATAACCATGTTTCTTTAGAGACCTGGCAACAGGGTTCAGTATCTTATCTGACACTCTATTTGCTGTGTAGAAAAGAATAGTCAAGTCGTTATTCCATCCGGGAGGGTTGAACTTTCGTGTAACCCACTCTAGCTTCCTTGTAGCTTTATTCCACTTATCATTCAACCATAAATCCTGTGAATACTTCCTTGCTCTCTGTTGGTCATTCCCAGATATCTTATATGGGAAGCCAGGCCCCCCACCACCTCTAAACCAATGAGCAAACCAAGTTTTCTTATTGACTTTTAAGGCTCCTCCTGACAACCACGCTTTTAAGCTAACCTCAACGCCTTGTTGTCCCCAGCCACCATGTCCTTCATCGCAACCACCTTGCGCTAGAAACCTTTCCTTGTGCATAAAAAAACAAGGCCCCATGCAACACATCGTATCATCTATTTCTTCTTTGCTAGAGTGTTGTCTATAATACTCGTTCCCTGAATAATACATAGCTCTGAAAGGTTTATCTGCTTGAGGAGAAGTTATATACATATAATCTGTTAGCTTATGCATTTTAGGTTTCCACGTAGCAACATCTAAGTTATACATTCTAGGGATCATTGTCCATTCGGGTTCACAATCCCTAGCTAAGATAACATCAAAGCCTTTAGCTACTGAACAATGAGCATCTAGCTTCATAATATACTTACCCTTAGCTATTGAGGCACCGTGGTTAATACACCCTCTTTGTCCAATCCGTTTTTCATGATAAACGAATAGAACCCTGTTATCCCCAATGTTAATTTGAGGGTCAGGTCTATATCCATCTAACTCCGCAATAATCTCTATCTCACCTTCAGCGTTCTCAAGAACATTCCGGATTGTCTTTTCTAGATACTGCTCATTTCTTGCAGGAATTATGACGCTAAGCATTTACTGTTTCTCCATTAGGGTCTTTTTCTTTTGGTGCTTTCTCGGCTTCATCAAGATGCCGTTCTAATTTACTGACAAAATGCTTGATGTTTTCCAAATCTTGGCTTATTGTTGTTAAATTGATTTTAGCCCACATCTCGCCCATTATACGCTCCTTCATAGATAAACATATTAATAGGATTGACATGGGAAGGGATGCTTCTAGGTAATGCCTTAAGGTTAATACTATCCATTAGCCTCTCCTATGCTTTTAATCGGTTAATAGAATTGATGTTTACTTTTCCAATACCTCTTAGGCATCTGCCCTTACACTGCATTTTACAGATAGGGTTTAGTGGATCATATATATGTTCAATGGCATAAGCTGCTGTTATTTCTGGTTGGTAGAAGTTCCTAAAATCTTGAATCTTATTGCCATATCTATCTTTTTTATACCGCCACATTTTAATCCCGAATCTTTTACAATCAGATTCGGTTAGCCTGGAATTTTTAAAATGAGGATTCGGCTCTATCGAAAAAGGCTGCTTCCCAGGCTTTAATATATAATTGCGAGGACATTTTATCGTTCGTAAAACATACATCCTCAATCTCTTTTCGGCACGCTAGTCAACTTATCAATAGTTCTATTCGTTTCATTTGCCACGATCTTAGCAATACGTTCATATTCTCCTTCTTTTGAAGAAGCTTTTCTCTCTGATCGTCGCTGTTCATGTTTAGCGTGTTCGGTCTTATAAAAATCTGTTTGTTTAAACTCTTCTACTTGCTCAGGAGTTCTCGGTTCGGTGTATAATGGATATCCTGCTGCATACCAGTCTTGCATAGTCTTTTCTGCATTTCTTGGGTGCATTGGCCCAATCTTCTTATTCAATGGTGTGTAGAGAGCAACGTTTGTATGATCATCAATAACACGAACAGGTATATTAACCCCTGTCCTCCCCGTTCTTCTCCTTAGCTTTGCCATCTCATCCGCTAAGGATGTGTTTGGCATAGGTACAGGTTTTTGGTCTTGTTGAATCTGACTTAGCTTTTGTTGTGCATCTAATAACTGTTGTTCTAATTCTTTTTTTGTCGGCATTTTAAGCATCCCTTTCGGTTTCCCGTTAGGGAGGGGAGATTAGTCCCCTCCCATCTGTTTATTACTTATTAAGTATCCTCATTAAATTGCATTTCAACGCCATGCTTATTTCTAAGGATAGCTTCGCCCCACATCTCACTACCAGTAACCTGAATAGATACTTCTCTACCAGAATCAGGTAATGTATCAACATCTATTCTTAAGCCTCTCTTATTTACCAATTTAATAGCTTGACGAGAGAAAGCTGCACCAGATGCGTTGTTAGATGTAGTTGTGATATTATTATCTGTATAAACATCAAATCCAAGAATTCGTCCTGAGAAGCCATTTCTTGCAATGTCTTCTTGAACAGAACCTAACGCTTGAGATTGGATTTTACCAGTTGTTGTTTCCAATAAGGTGATAAGACCTTTAGTTCCCCAGAATTGACCAGGTGTAATTACTAAGTTATAAGGCAATGGAGCTATACCTTGCCTTAGAGATTTATACGCTCCATAAAGATCGCCAACTGTTATGTCTTCATTAGCATCACCTAAGTTAGGTGTGAATGAAGCGAATAAAGTTGCCAAATCTTGGTCTTTCTTCTTTGCAATAGCTTGACCAATTAATTGTCCAGCCATAGCTGCTAAATCGCCAGGGGTTGCAATCATTGCTATTTCCTTCAACTGAACTGTGACGCCATGAACGCCAACTGTTGCTTGTGAAGGAGAAGTTTCATCGTTGCCACCTGTATCTAACGCTTGGTTAGAAAGGCTATCGTCTGTTTCAGAGGTTAACCTTGTAATGAAAGGAGTGTCATGAACAACACCAGGGCCAGGGAACGCTACATTTCTTACCAAAGGAGCTATAATAGCGCCATCATCTAGCTCTAGCATAGCAACTTCTTTGATAGTCGGAATAGCTTCCGTCATAGTTGTGGTAGTTGTCTCATTAGCACCTCTTTCAGAAAGGAGCCTCTTCATAAGATGTGAAAGTAAAAATTTAAACATTTTATCTCCTTTTGTTTATAAAACTGATGTTTGGTACTTAGCCCGGATTTTATTTTTAATTTCCCGAACCTTTTCTAAATCCCCAGAAGCACGTGCTTTTTGCAACTCATCACCTAAGTTTTCACCGCCCGTAACTACGCCAGGTGTTCCGCCAGTTCCTCCAATTGGTGGCGTACCAGCTCCGCCTTGTCCTGTTGACCGTACAAGATAAGGGCGGTCTTTTAAGAAGTTTTTAACGCCATCTCCTAAAGATAGCTGTGTGTCAATTCCATTGACTTTACCATTGACCGATATTTTCCCGTTCTCATCCATGCTTATCATGGACTTTATCAATTCTGCTGCGTCAGGATAAGCATTCTGCTTATTTATCTCCTGGCTCAACGCATTGGTTATTTGCATATCTTTTATTTTATTCTGTCCTTCTTGCAACTGAGATTGATATTGTTGCTCTTTTGCTTGCCATCCTTCTTTTAACTTTTCATAATTCTTTTGGGCTTCAAGTTCTTTTGTGTTCAACTCTTCTTTATGCTTCTCAAAATCAGCTACTTTACTCTTCAACTCATCATAATCAGCATATTTAGAATGCCAACTTCGTTTCTCATTAGCTAAGAATCTGTTTACATCTTCTTGCGTGAAAGTCTTTTCTTTTGGTTCTTGTGAGGGCTCTTTTTTTAAAGCACCTTCTGGCTCTTTTTCGGTTGACCCTCTCTCACAAAAAAACTTGTCATGTAAAGCATCCCATAACGGTATTCTTATTATGTAATACACTAATAAGTTAAGTAAAACTGCGCTAATTGCTAATTGTATCATTTTTCTTCCCCTTGCTTAGTTCCCTTTTGGTTAAGGTTTAGCCTGTCAAATATTGATAGTCTTGGCTTATTATTTGTTTCATCTATGTTAATCTGACCCTCTAAATCTTCGTACATTTTCTCAATCTCTTCATCTGGCAATCGTGGAAACTTTTTCTTAATGATAGCTTTCTTAGTTTCAAGCAGTACCATTTTTCCTAAGTTCATTTTTGCTATTTGTTCCGCTTCAGACAAATCCTCCATTAAGCTTGTTATTGAAAAGTCAGAAGGATATTTTACGTAGCCATCAAACTCTTTGCCTTCCCATAAAGATACGATTTTCCAAATTCCTGTTTCAGCATCTTCTAGCATACTCGCTTTCTTAGCCAATGCAGAATTAGTTTCGTGGAAATCAAACGCTTTAGACACGCCGCTCTGGCTAACTATTTGTTCTTCCTGGTGAGCCGCTCCACCGCTTAACTTAGCTAACTGATATATCTTCCCAATCTGGTTTTCTATATGCTTTTGATAAACCTCTGCGTTCTGAGAAGGAGGCGAGACATATTGCGGTGGGTTCATACCCTCGGGGTAAACTAACCCTTTATGTGTAGCTAAAGTTATATCATCATAATCTGTAGATTTGCCTTGGAATGCTAAGAACGCAAAGGTTTGATCACGTAATATCTGTCTCAACTCTGAACAACAATTATATATGTCTCTTGAAATGAAAGCTATGTCTATTAACTCGCTAACTCCCATAAATGCCGTATATTTCAAACTTTGCTTATTATAAACAGGCTCAATCGGGACAACCCCTAGCTTATGTAATCCTTCTTCAATCAGCTCAAACTTCTCATCAAATAAAAACCATTCGTCTCTTGTCCATAAACGATACACAATTTTACCCTTATCATTCTTATCAAAATTAAATGGATCACTGTTAGCATCTAGACATTCCCGTCCTAAGACCCAATAAGGTTTCCCAAAGGGGTCTAATGACCAATTAATTATATCTTGCGGTAAATATATTTTGATATATGGAAACCTATTATTGCTTATCTTGTCAGCCAAACTATTCTCTTGTTGCATCTTAGGCATATCAACAACAACATAACAATGCCCTAGTATCTGTGCATAATCAGCCAATAATTTACGCATCTCAGTGATTGAATTACCCCGTAAATCAATATTGTCTCTTCTATTCTCAATGACAGGAGCTAGCTGGCTATCAACTAAATTATCTACTACAGGATTCTTAAAGATATGGTTTGTATAAATGTCCACCACAGGAGCGCAATAATTATAATAATAGCTCTGCTTGATTCTTTTTATATAATCATCCATTCTTTCTTTGCTATGCATGAATAAATTAGCTCTTGCCATTGAAGATGTAGCTTCTTTCCCGTTAATATATACTTTCACTGGATCGTGCTTGTCATCTGCCTCAACTAAATCTGCTTTTGTATAATCAATACCTCCTTCGTAAGATTCCAAGTAGAACTTCCATGAAGCAACATATCTTGTGTGAATAGGGTGTGGATTTTCAACAATATCTTTTATGTTCATTATATTTTTAATCCTTGGAGTTGGTTTGTTATCATTGGAAATTCCTCCGTTATAAAATAACCTAACGCATCTGAAATGTGGGTTAGGTGTTTATCTTTAGTTTTGTCTATCTGACTAGAGCCTTCTTTGTACGCTACTTGCTCTAAGTCACGAATAAGATGTTTACACTTCTGAGGATTTACTTGTATTCGTCTTTGCCCGTTAGAATTACACATTAATCCGTTAACCGTATTAATCCTATCTCTTTCTGGAGGATTACTTCTACGCACTTTTGAGGTTAAACCATATCCCGCTAATTCTTGCTCAATTATCTGCCAATTCGTCCTATTTGAGTTTGATGTCCTTCCTTGCCCCGTAGCATCACCATATAGCATAAGCCCTGTTGTGTGGTTAGGATATCTATTTTTAAACTCTCTACAACACTCCATTGTATTGCTATTGCGTAAATATAACTCATCAATAACTCGTATTTCTTGCAACCCATTATTATGATGTACTTGAGCAACCACCCATGCCATAGGGTCTACGTTAAAGTCGCAAGTTAAACATAAAGGTTTAGTTCTGTCATAATTAGCTATCTTGAAAGCTAAGTCCCCAGCATTATGGGTACGATTGAATGTATAATAAACAGCTCCTTCAAAAACAACAAACTCTCCCATCAACTCTTGCTGTGCAAACTTTTCATCATACAAAGATTTCAGTTCATCAATAGCTTCTTTCGGGATATTCTCGTTTTCATATGTTGAGAATCTAAGGACACCATAACCCTTCTTGCGATTCTCAATGAATATGTTATGTAACCAATCAAAAGAATTGGGGGATGTAGTAACAAACCCCTTCCCCCCAGTGGACAAGACTCTTCCCAACAATACATCCCAAATGCCATCTTTACACTCGCGCCCTTCATCTAACCAAAACCCGCATAATGTAGCATTTCTTATTCTATCTGGGTTATCAGCAGAAAAACCATGTACTTCACGCCCGTTTTTAAGCGTAATTATCTTATCTGACCCGTTGTTTCTAAGGATTAAAGGCTTAGCAGCTAACTCAAACTCTCGCCAAGTGGTTCTTTTTAACATCTGAAAAGTAGGTGCTACAATACCAAAAACACCATTTTGCTTAGAATTCCATGCTTGCCTGATAGCTTCTCTTGCTCCAGAGTAAGTCTTACCAGCACGAATACCGCAAATCATGGCGATAAATCTGTATACATTGTTTATATAATGATGAAAGGCTCTTTGTGCTTTATGAGGTTTGTATTCTTTGAATGTGAACATTAATTCTCCGAAATAAATCTAGAATAATCTTCGTTTGAAGGTATGTTAAATTCAAGCATCTCTTGAACCCACTCTTCTTGTTCTTGGTTTTCTTTATTGTCAGGCAACATTTTATTAATTAGAACGCAAAGGACACGATCAGATTCCATGGCACGCTCAACAACAAAATCCCAGAACTTAATACGATGTTTCTTTTCAATGCGTTTTAAAGACTCTTCAAGCTCTTTTAGTGAGAACCGCGATTTAGACCCTTTAGGTCGTCCTTTGCCTTTTGATAATGTATTGCCTTTTTGAAACATAATTAATTATTGATTAAAAAACAGAAACTTCTTATATTATTATTATTTTCATATGATTTCGCTTAGGTGTAAAGTCTTTTTTTTATTAAAATCCAAAAAAATATTTTTTCTCGTCGCTGATGAGTCTAAAAATAATTCTTTACAAAGCAGGAAATCTGAGTATAATAGAATTATGCTCAAAAGAAAAGCAAGAACGTACGAAAAAGAAACAACCAATAAAAAATATACTGAGCCAGGGCAAAATCACTCCAGGAACCTTCCGTGGTTCTCCTGCGTTCTGTGCTTTTGAGCATCCCTGGCTCTTTTTTTTAAGGAACCACGATGCAATGTATTCATGTAAAGAATCTAGAAAAGTATAACCCAGGATATACAGATCGTAACCTCATTTGGTGTAAGATATACTTTTCAATGATTAATGCTAGCTATGAGTTTGAAAACATTGATGATGTTGATAAATGGCGGTTAATTGCGTTGATTATGCTAGAGTTGCAAACCAAAAAGCCAATTCCTTATGATGAAGCCTGGCTAAAAAAGAAGATTACCAACAATAAAAGACCTATCCCATTGACAATAAAAATGTTACATAGCTTTATAGAAGTGCGTAACGATTCTGTTACACAGAGAAGAGAAGAGAAGAGA